CGGACACAGTTAATGTACCATTTGCTGAAATGTTTCCACAGTCAGCTAATACATCAAACATTGTTGATCCATCAGAATAAAGTAAATGTTTTGAACTTGATACAAGCGAAGCTGCTGTTCCACCAGCAGGTTTAAATCCAAGTGTATATGTTCCCATGCTTGTTGCATTATCAACAATATACCAGGACTCTACCGCTTCACACTGCATAGTTGTATTACCAGTAAGTGTGCCTGTTAATTTAATTATTGCGTTACTTTGTTCATCTGTTGTTGATCCATCAGATGCGGTTAAAGAATCAGAAGTACTAGCAATAGCTACAGATACATATCCTTTAATAGCTGATTCCAGCTTTTGTATATTATTGTTTGTTATCGTACCCCATGTTCCTGAGTTCTCTCCAGTTGCCTGAAGCTCTAGATTAAGTGTACTTGAATATGTTGAAGCCATTTATTCCTCCTTACGCCACATCGTCTATTAAAGCAGCTACAATAGCATTTGCTGTTGCATCACCTGCATCTGCTACATCAGATGATATAGCATGAATATTAGCCACTGTCACGTTTGGAAGTCTCCCAAACCATGATTGTGATGGTCCAATAAAGATCCCATCTGCTAAGTCATTTGCAGCTGTGCCACCATCAAGGCATATGACAATACCATCTGCTGTGCTTGTGTTTTTAATAAATAAAAATTTTACTTTATCACTTGTACTAACCGCTGTCATATCAGTATCCTGATCAACGGCAGTATAATCGATAAAGCGACCAGCAATTAAATCAGCACTAGTTGTAGTTATCGCTGTTAATTTGTAGTACCATTTATCATTAGCGTCATCCGGGGTCACCGTCATAGATCCACTAATAGTCTTAGAAATCTCATCAGGAAGAATTGTAGCTGTTAAACTTATAGTTGCATCATCTGCCATATTACCTCCTAATCACTAGAACCTGGTTCTACATCTTTCCACGTTACTGTTTGACTATCATCTGTTTCATTCCAAACAAAGAAATCAGGACTTCCAGTACTAAATGTAATTAAGTTCTGAAAAGCTTCACCAAATGCTGTTTCATCACCAATACTAAATGTTGCTGATAAATCATCACCAGTAGCTGTTATAGTTGCTCCACCAGAAACTGTTCCAGAATAAGTACTGGCATCATCACCAATACTAAATGTCATACCGAATCCTGTTTCTGCAAATTCAATATTATGCACGGCATCTAACCTTGCATCTTGAAAGGCTTGTTCAGCGAATGCGGTGTGTCCTAAAAGCATTTATTTCCTTTAACTTTTAGGGTTGTCATCTTTAATTTTTTTTATGCGCGCCTTCCACGCGTCAATATCCTTATATATTTCATCGAGCTGATCGCCAATCTCACCATAAGCTTTTTTACGAGTAACTCTAACTATATTATTTTTTTCTTCTTTATCAGAATCGCTTGTTAAAGCATTTAATTGACTATCAGTTGGTTTTGCTAAACCAGATACATTCCAAGTTTTTATTTCATCGCCAGACCCATCATTAACAAGCATAATATTATCTTGTTCATCTTCCCATGTTTTAGAATTAGCTTCTAAATATAGTTTAACTTTTGTAAATAACATAACCATTATCTATTCTCCTCTATTATGGTAAATCATATGTTGGTAATCTAAATATTGAAACTTTTGCTCTAGTTACATTTCTTGAACCTGCACCATCTGTGTGTTTAATAGCAAATGAAAAATAAGTATTTGCTGTTGCACTTAAAACAGCAGAACCCATATTATAGTGAACTGAACCACCACCACCTGTATTATATCTTGATAATGTAAAACTGTGGTCTGAGTGTGAACTATAAGCAACAGTATTTATTTCTACTCCATTTTCAACACTTTCCATTTGACAACCAAAAGAAACATAGTACCAACCTTGCATACCGGGTGTGAATCTTCCATTAGAACTTAATGTTGATGAAAGACTTCCGGATTGTTGTTCTGAACTTACTGAACCATTACTGTCGTAATTAGTTATAGTAGTCCATGTGTTAGCACTTATGCTTTGTGAAGAAGAAAATCCATTTGTATCTAAATAAAAACAATAAGGTGAATTATGATTATTAAAAAAATTATAATCAATTCTTTTTAATGTACCGCCATCAGATATGTTGATCTCATCAGTAGTTGCCGGAGTTTCTGCCATATCTGTAGCACCTGTAATACTTGAAACATCATATCCGGCGGCATCTTCCCACGCTACTGCGGCACCTGCACCACCAGAAGTCAATACTTGACCATCTGTACCGTAGTTAGCACCTGCAATTCCTATTTCATTTTGAGAAGTAATCCTAATTTTTTCTGCGGCAGCCTCTGAATGTCCTGTACTAAATATTAAATCTGTTGCATTGGAAGAAGAACTAAATGTAGATTGAGCAACAGCTTTAATTGAAGCGGCAACCGCAATAGCATCTGTTCCTCCAGCTTCGTGTGGAGCTTGAAATTCTATTTTTCCTATTTCATCATTTGCATTTATATCTGTTAGAGATGTAGCTAAAAGCAATTTACCTGTACTAGTAGTAGCATCAGCAGATGCTCCCATAATTCTAAGTTGATCTTCACTTTCATCCCATTCCATGTATGCACCAGAAGAAGCACCAAAGAATTTTACATCTTTACCTGTGTCATCTACTCCTACTGTTAAAGTTCCACTAAATGTTGAATTTGCATTTTCATCTATTGCTATTGCCGTTGTTGTTCCTAAAGCAGATCCAACACCAATAACTAAGTCATCAGAACTGTCATCCAATCCAATATGAAAATCCTGTGCATTACCATCAAATAACAAGGTAGCATCTTCCGCTCCTGCGTCCCCAATTGTAAATGTTGGAGTAGTACCTATTAAAGAAACATCGCCACTGATACCACCATCTTTGATTAATAAACCATCAATCGTGACACCTGAGCCAGATGTTTTTTCTGATATTGTATCTACTTTAATTTCCGAAGCCATCGTCTATCTCCTATTTTAACGCTGTTTTTTTGTTTAAATCTTTTATAGGTATACTACTTTTAACGATTTTTGTGTAATGTTCCATTAAAATCTGGTTCCTTTCCAATTCGCTACCTAATTCATTTCTTTTTTCAGTTAGCTGTTTAACGTTATTAAAGGCAATCTTTGCTTTGCCTTCTAACTTATTTTCATCAAATTCTTTTCCGTCTAGTGTAAACATATTTTCTCCTATGGTTTTGTTGGCCATGTTACTTTAGACACTTTGTCTACTGTATCTAATCCACTTGGCAAATCTCTTAAGTCTTGTCTATATTTAGTTTGATCTGCTGTCATTGTATTATCAGAAGCACCCCACCAATCTGTTTCAGATAATAAAGCGTTTCTTTTATTTCTTAATGCTTTTAAATCTCTATCAAGTTGCCCATCTAACCACGCTTTTTCTTCAGCATCTCTTGCTGTTTCTTCCTCTGCTGTAAATTGAATTTTCACACCATTTAACATTTTATATCTTGGCATTTTTATCTCCTATTTCAATCCAAACAATTTTATTTTACCCGCATTAAAATCCCCATTACTTGGCATTATTTTTAAATAATTTACTGCTGATTGCGAGCCATCAAACAAAGCTAAAGTATGTTCATAATATAAATTTGGCGGGTCAGTTGTATCACTAAAAGAAGCACGAGTTAAAAACTTTTTCCAACTTCCTGAATTTAATGAAAAACATTCAACAGTTGCATCTATTCTTAATGCGGAATCATTTCCATTGTTTACTCTATTACCTGTTATACCTATTTTATCTGTACTATCTGATGCTCTGTTACTAACACTATCATTACTTTGGTCTTCGTGAATTGTTAAGTTTGCAAATCTATAATCACCTGCACTGTTGTATAAACTATTTCCATTATCAACACTTACATGAATAGTAACTTCAACATTACCACTACCACAATGAACATTTTCAAGAGTTATTAAATAGTTATCATAAGTTGATGTTATTAAAGAATTGTCAAAAGCAACATTGGCTGTACTACTTAAAGTTGTAGTAGATAATAATACTGCTCTACCTCCTGCCGCATATGTTTTTATATCACTAGCAGGAATAGTCTTCATAGTTCCGCCATCATTAACCACCACACCATCGGCATCAGCTAATGTAATTGAAGAACCTACTGAAGTGCCTCCATCTAAAAGATTTAACTCTGCCGCAGTTGCTGTAACCGCAGTGCCCGCGTAAGCAAATTTACCAGCAGATGAAACATTGAAAGTAGCGTTATCTTCTATTCTTGCAACCTCAGTTCCATCATACTGTTGGAAGATAATATCTTTTGCATCTACTAATGGCTTAATTATTACATCACTTGAGCTATTAGTGATTCTAAGCATAGCAGTGCCATCATCTTCATATGTGATACCATGTGTTGTTGATCCCGCATCTAATGTTATACCACCAGCAGATTCTAAATTAATAGAGTCAACTGCTGTACCATCTGATACAACGTCAATATCTCCATCAGCGTTAGAGCCAACATATGTTCCTGTATCTTGAAAACACAGTTTATTTGTAGAGTTTAAAGTTAAGCCAGTTCCATCAGTATGTGTTAACGTTGTATCACCATCAGCTCCAAATTTAAGAACAGAAGAATCTGATCCTAAAGATAAATTATCAGCAATAGTAACTGTATCGTGTCCTAATGTAATAGCGTCAACATTTGATGTAATAGTACCAGCTACGATTTGTGCATAATGTGAGTCATCAGCATCATACAACTTTAATCCTCCTGTTGCGTTTATACGAATCTCTGCCATTTATCTCCTTAACTTGGTATTGTCCATATTGAATTAGTTAAATCTCCTTCACTATCTCTAGCAAGAATATTTTCTACTTTATCTAAAGTATCTTCATTTGCAGGAAGGTCACGGAGAGATTGACGCCAAGTTTTTTGAGCATCACTCATGGTAACATCAGATAAAGCAAGATAATCTGTTTTAGTTAAATATTCATTTCTTAAAGCTCTCATTTCAGATTGTTTTCTAGCTAATTTACCATCATTCCATGCTTTAATTTCAGCATCTTTTGCCGCTTCTTCTTCTGCCGTAAAATCTACTTCTACTCCATTTATATTATGTTTATATTTAGCCATTTGTTATCCCATATAGTCTAAAGGTTGCTTTTGAAAAAGTTCCTGCATTACAATTAAATCTTATTCCATCTACTGCTGTTGTTCGTTCTGCAATTGTAATAAATGAACTTCTTTTTTTGTAAATTGTGTTGTGTTGTTCTTCTAATGCCTCTACTAATGCTGTTTTTTTCATAGTTGTACTATTTAAGTTAAACAAAAACATAGTAAACATACCTGTATTTCCTAAATTGTTTCCCATAGCACCAAATATTGAAGATGCACCCGCACTTGATTGAGCATCTTGACTTGCACTACCAGATGAACCACTTTGAGTCATTTCTACGTGGTCAGTTGCTCTATATGTTTGTGCATTATAATTTGAACCAGCATCTATACTAAATGAAACTCTTATTTGGTCATCATCATTAGATATTTGTATACCAGAGCCAATAATTAAAAAGTTTTCATATGTGCCATCATTTAAAACGACATCATTAGTTCCATGCAAAAAGGTTGCGTCTGCTGTACTTGAGCTTATTGATATTGTATTAATATGAACTAATCCAGCACTACCTATATATGTTTTAAGTCTTGAAGCCGCAGTTTTTCTGTTTGTTCCACCGGCCCCATTATCTATAATAAATAAATCTGCATCAACAATTGCTTCTCCTATGTCCGTTCCGCCATCAATATCCAAGTCTGCTATTGCAATACTTCCGTCTGGAAATACAGGTGTTTGAGAAAATGTAACTGCTCCGTTTGAAGCAATTGTAATTGAATCTGCATCAGAAGCTGAACCAATAGTTCCACCATCTTTTATTAAAATATCATCTTTAAATGTTACAATACCACCAGAAGAAACTGTCATAGCATCTGCTACTGAGGCAACTCCAATAGTTCCACCATCTTTTATTAAAATATCATCTTTAAATGTAACAATACCACCAGATGATATTGTCATTGCATCCGCTGCTGAAGCAGAACCTACTTTACCATCATCTGCAACTTTAAGATCGTGATTTAATACTAAAGTTCCTGCATCTGACATATCAAATGTTGCCGCAGTAATAGCCGAACCACCATCATCACCTTTTATAATTAAATCTTTATCTTGCGTGCTTACTGTTAAAACTGCATCTGTAGAACTATTACTAAAATCTAAAACTGACGTACCACCATCTTTAAATGTTACATTAGCACCATCAGCATCTAAAATAATATCGCCAGGTATATCTAGTGTAAGATCACCAGAATCTACTTTTATCTTTTTATTTGCCCCATCTAGTTCAATATTTGCCATTATACTACCACTAAGTTTCCTTCAACAGTTATTGTAGCCGCAACTGTAAGTGGGCCAGCAACAACTGCATTTTTTATTGTTTGTGTTTCATCAATTTGTGAATCATGGTTAGGAATATTTTCTAATGCCGGAGAATCTCCAATATATAGCATTCCACCA